TATCTTCTATCTTTTTTGTAGTTTTTGTTAATTCTGCCTCATATTTTGATTCTAAAACAATAGAGGGTACAGATAATTCCACTTCGATATTTGTATTATTTTTATTAAAACTTAAAACTTCACTTATTGGGTGTGAAAATTCCTTTATTTTACTTGTAATAATAGACAAATCAATAACCTCAGAATATGTTGGATTTTCATTAAAAATTACATTTAATGTATCTGATATTTTGGATCTTAGCGACAACCCTATGAAAATTTTATCATAAATAGTGAATTTACTAATATCAAATTCTTTATCAATTAAATTTTCTTTTATAATTTCTAAGAAAATTTTAGTAAATTGAGTCTTGTATATAGAAGTATCTGTTAAAGTTTCTAATAATTTTTTTTGCTGTCTTGTATTAAGTTCTTTAAATTCAATATTTTCGTTTAATGATGGTATATAAACAGGTAAACTAAAAGTATTAGATATTTTTGTTAAATTATTTAATACTTCGTTAAAAGATAATTCTTTATTTTCGCTCATATTTTTTTATTATTTATTAATAAAATTAATTAATTCAAGTATTAGTATTTTTTTCCGTTTGTGAATATATATAATTTATATAATTATTTTTCTCTAGAGGTGTCATATTATATATTTCTTCTATTAAAAACCCATGTTTCTTCAAAAAAGATACTTCTAACATTTGAGAATCTTCTGTACCAGAAAATAAAAATCTAATTATATCCTGTATAGTTCCATTTAAAAATTCTAATTTATAACTTTCGAATTCTTTTATATTAAACAAAGAAATAGAAGAGACATCCTGTATAAGAGATAAAACATTACTTTGTATTATATTTTTTATTGAAACTGGTAAAGAATCCATAAACAAAGTTTTTTGATCGTTACTAAAACCAGAAAAATCAAAAGTTTCATCTTTTATTTTTATTTTTTCTACAAAAAACGGCAAAGACTTAACAAATTTTATAAAATATTCATCATCTATATTTGAAAGAAAGAATAATTCAGATTCCAAGCTAGGCCAACATAAAGATATAGAAAAGTCCTCATGAATAATATCTTTATATTGTTCTATTTTCATACCATAATCATAAATATTTTTCATTAAATCATAAAAATTTATGATTAATTTTTTATTCTTTTCTTCATCACTTTCTATGGATAACTCTACATTTGATGATATAGATAATGTTCTTAATCTTATACAAAACATCAAGAATTCTATTAAATTTAATTTGAATAATTTTTCTTTCTCCTTTATACTATCACTTAATATTTCTAATATTAAGTTATGATAATCAAGTCTATTTTCAGATGAAGGAGGCAAATTGTTATTTATTTTAATGATTGAATATGCTTGGTAACAAGTCAATTCTTTAAAATTTAAAATTGTTTTAGTAAATGGAAATTGTAAACTATGTATATAATACATTCTACTAATAATATATCCTATTAAAATTTTATTTCAACTACTAAAATCAAGAGTTAACTAATTTAAAATCAAGATAAGCTGGTGTTTGTGTATCCCTTATATAATACTGATCATAAACAAATTCTACAGATGTATATTTCATATCATCTGACATATATGAATATTGTTCTCCATCAATAGAAACAGGCACAAGGTTATTAAACCTATATGTTTTTCTTATTATTTGCCCATGACCAGCTCTATTTTCATATTTTCTACCACCAACCGTTCTAGCTAAAAAATTAATATCACACCAAGAACATTTAACATTTCTATAACTATCTTCTCTTCTACTCATTAAACCATTGTATGATGCTAGAACCATCCAAGGTTTTATAACAAAATCAACAAATGATGCATTTGTTTCTAAAAATGTAATTCTTAATTTATTATATTTAGATCTAGTATTAGCAGTAGCAGGAGCACTCCAACCAGCAAAATCTAAACCATTATTTCCTGCCTCAAAAGAATCATTTGGTAAATTAACTTGTTTAGCAAAAACACAACCTATTCTGTTTTCAAATTGAAGTTCTCCATCAGTTAATTTTAAAGTAGTATTACTGTTAATGTCCCATCCAGAATATCTACCGAAATTTCCTTCAAAATCATTTAGTCTTTCAGTTACAGAATCAAAAAGCGCAGGGATTCCTTGTATATTAAACCAAAGAAACCATTGACTAGATGAACCTAGTGCAGTAGGCCAAGTAGCTAGTGTTCTTAAATAATTTTCATATGGATAAGGAGGATCGGGTAATGCCATTATATTTCCCCCATATTTATATAATTATTTTTTAAACTACTCTCCAATATTGATAAGCAATAGTAGCTGGAACTGTTACAATATCACCAGCAGTTGTTACATTTAATGTCATTTCACCTAAATTTGTTAAATAACAACCGTACAAGTTATATTTTCTAATAATTTTTCCTGATTTATCTAATAGACCTAATGTTGTTACACCTTCAGCACCTTCAGGAATACTATAATCACCAGTACTATCTCTATCATCAAATGTACGTAGCATCCAATCTTCTAACTTATCTCTAATTTGTAAGTTAGCATCCATTCTCATGGTAACAGACCATGCATTGCTATTAGGATACTGAACCGTACCTGGTACGTTAAATTGAAGTCCCATATAAGGAACAACGACGTTATTTATTGTTTTACTAGGCAAAGTAGTTGATTCAATGTAGAGTAAATCACCATTAGTGAAAAATCCTGCTCCACCAAAATTTATTACTCTGAAGAGATTTTGTCTAAAAAAATCTCTTCTACCAGCTACTTCATGAAAGTTTCTAATTCCTTGTTCGTTTAATATTGTTGCCATATAATTATTTATCTTTCTATTATTTTATTAACCAATTAAAGCATCTAGATCAGTACCTGTTCTTGTTGCTACGAAGTCAGCCAATATAAACTCAGCAGTTCTTACTGGTTGGATATATATAGCAACCCTTAATTCATTATTATCAATTGTATTTGGTGTATTATTTCTTTCATCACAAACCAATCTATAATCATATAATCCCTGTCTAATTTTAGCTCTTTCAAAGATAGGAGTTAAACTTAACTGAACTCTATTTCTTGTAGAAATTGTATTTGGTTCAAATACATATCTATTAAGAATTCTTGTTGTTTCTTTTTCTAGATATAAGAAAAGATTTCTTACATTTAACCTATCAAAAGCAGATTGATAATGTATAAAAGTTTTCTGTCCATATATTACTGTTCCTTCTCTTGGGAAATTAGCAATTGGATTATAGGAACTCCTATAAAGAAGATCTCTTTGTCTTTGATTTGGATTTATTGCCATATCTACAATATTAAATATTCTACCATAATTAAAACCAGCAGGAGCAGTCCAAGGTGATCTTTTCTTAGCATTAAGCATAATTCTACCAGCTGGTCCAGATGGAGGAATCCATGTAAATTCATCAGAAGCTCCATCATATTTTCTTAACCAGTTAGCATAAACTGTCATGTAGGTTGATCTTGGAACCTTTGCGAATGTTACATTCATTGGTCTTAGTACCTCATCCACGAAATTTGTTCCCTTTTTGTCTGATATTTTTGAATTCCTACCATTTACAAATAAATATCTTAATGGATCACATATAAATACGTGGTCTTTTCTTGTTTGTGCATATTGACTAAATCTTCTAACAACATCAGCATATCCATCTCTAACTGGATCTGGTTGGTCATAATATGCTCTCCAGTTATTTGGAATTACTTTAAGATTTGATATATCTACAGGTCTACTATCATCAAATGTACCATCGTATGCAGCACCCATCATATATTGAGCAGCACTAACCCCCGCATTAATAGTACCTAAACCACCTTCACAAACAATATCAATAAATGTTGATTCGTTTTCGGTTAGTTCACAAAGTTGAAATGTTCTATCTAATTTCAACGATAGATTTCCTATTTGTTTATTTTTATTAGTTATATTAGTTGGGTGATATACACCAGAACCCCAAAGAGATTTAGCACCATCAGCAACTCTTACACGTTTTGTTGGTCTACCAAATTGATCAATCCAGGAACCATATTCGGAAATATTTGGATTAACAACAAAATTAATTCTTGAGTTAAAATTATTTTCAATTTTATTTTCCAAGAAGAAATTAATTAATCTTCCACCTCTAGGATCATTTTGTTTTCTCTTGGAATATAATGATCCAACATATGCTTCAACCATTCCATAATCTAATGTTACCGAGTCTCTTAAATATGGAGTAGTATTTAAACGGAATAAAATTAATTTTAATGAATCATTAAATGCATCTTGAGAAAAATCATAAGAAGGAATCCTAGACATTCTTTCAGAAAGACTGCTAAATGTTACACTTGAATAAGACTCTGTTAATGTGAAATTTAATCTTTCTTCTGGTACTTCTTTAAAAACTTGATTTACTTTTTTAGCTATTCCTAAATCTTTATTATCAACACCAGATAAAGCATTAATACTAAAAATAGAAGTGATTGCAGTAAAATTAGTGTAGGGTGTGTCATCAGAATTATCTGCTAATCCAACATAAAACCCTTCATAATAATCATTGATAGTTAATTTATCTTTATTAACTATAATTAATCCAGCTTTATGAATATCATCTATGGATTTTATTTCAAGATTTGTTAAACTATCTTTTGTATGATAAAAGACATCATACTCAATAACAGAAGTTCCTGATCCAGTAAGATAATCAGACCACGTTGAAAGAGTTGTAATATCTGTTTTAACGGATGCCCATGATGTAGGAGCACCTTGGTAACGTCCTAATCTATTAACATCTGTTACTATATTTCTGTTATTATAAACTAAATCATCGATATATTCTTGAAGTCTTGTATTAAATGATGCTTGAATATTAAATGATGATAGTGGTTTTTCTATAATATATTGATTTTGAAATATAATAGGACCATCATATGCTGCGAATGGTAAAAGAGAATTTACATAATCTTTATCTGTTGGTCTTAATTCATTAACAATTCCTAAAAAAACAGATGATGCAACATTTCTATTTAATGTTAATGTTTTACCACCAAAAACTTTTTGAACAGATGTGTCAAAAGAATGATTCCACTTAATATTACCTTCCTTTATCTTATTTTGATAATCTTCTTCACTTATTAAAACTGATGTTGGTTTTAAAACATAAAAATTTTCAGAGTTTTGAAGAGAATTTCCATGTGGCAATACAGGGAAAAGCAAAGCACTATAATAATTTTCAATATCATCATCACCACCATTTTTACCGTATGGTAATCTAGAAACATAAACATCTGATCCAGTTGAAACAGTTTCTTCTACAGTATGAGACAAATATCTTTCAGCAGCTGTTTCTGGTAAACCGAAAACAGTATTAAATTGAGCCATACTTTGTACTTTTACAAGTTGATCGGTTGGGCCTTGGGCGGCAAATCCAGTAACTAAAGCGGCTGGTCTTATTGGTACTACTCCAGAACCTCTTCTTGTTAAGTCTGTTTCTGTAATTTGTACACCTGGTGATTGTATTCTTCTTGGTGATTGTATAATTTGTGTTGCCATATGTTATGAAATTATTTATCTTTTAAATGTACAAATTTTTGAAAAACCAACAAAAAATGTAAATATAAGAATGAAAACATACAATCAATTATATACTCGTCTGTTGAATGAATATCAAAATCCAACACAACAAAAACCAATTACAGCAAACTCTGAAAGGTATTTAGCTCTTTCAAAGTATTTAGCAGATAACTTTGAAATAAATCCAAACGATTTAAATCCAGAAGAATTAGAAAAAATATTAGATAATAACGAATTACAAAATCAATCACAAAACCCACAACAAAATAAAGAAGAAAAAAATCAAAACAACGAAACTTCTACCCAACAATCCACACCAACAAATCAAGTTAAAAGTAATGTTGTTTCTAATATCCCAAATAATTCTTTAACAAATTCGTTAAATAATTTAAAGAAAACTTTAAAACCAGCGTAAATAATTTATATGTTACCAGAAAATTTTGATAATTTGGTTTCCTCTATCTTAGAGGAATCAAAATGTACAGGACCAACAAAAAAGACATCATCTACATCAAAAGGGAAAAAGTGGATGAAGTGTGTAAAAAATCCAAATGGTTCAGGATATAAAAGAGTTCATTGGGGTCAAAAAGGTGTTAGAGTGACAGGAAAATCTGGAAACACTAAAAGAAAAAAATCGTTCAGAGCAAGACACAAATGTTCTTCTGCAAAACCAGGAACTGCTCGTTATCAAGCTTGTAAAGATTGGTAAAAAATAATTTTAATGAGTTCTAAAAAAACTAAAAAGGATAGGAACAATTCAATAGAATTTGTTCATGAACAAGAAAACGTCGTAGATAATTCGCCTTATGTTTTTCAAAGGGAAAAAATAAATTTTGATTTATCAATCAAAGAATTACCATGGACAGAAAAACAAAAAGAAATTATAAATAATTTTTTAGATAAAAAAACAAAAGTTTTATTATTAAAAGGTCCAGCTGGTACATCAAAAACCATTTTATCCATGTATTGTGGATTAACTCTCTTAAACAAGAGAAGAGTATCTGATTTGGTATTGGTGAGATCAGCTGTTGAATCATCTGATTCAAAATTAGGATTTTTACCTGGGGATATAATGGAAAAATTTAATGTATATTTAACACCTTTTCATGATAAATTTTCAGAGCTTTTAAGTAAACCAAATATAGATAGATTACAAAAAGATAATAGACTAACAATTTGTCCTATTAACTTTGCTAGAGGTTTACATTTTTCTGCTAAATTTGTTTGTGCTGATGAAGTTCAAAACTTCTCTACCAAAGAACTTCAGACAATCATGAGTAGAATTGGTGAATTTTCTAAAGTATTTTTATGTGGTGATCCAGAACAGAGCGATTTACCACATGGAAAGTCTGGGTTTAGTAAAGTATATGACTTATTTAATAATGAAGAATCTAGAGAACAAGGTATTATTTGTATGGAATTAACAGAACAAGATATAGTAAGATCTGAGCTTTGTAAATTTATAACACATAAATTTAAAGAATTGACAACTAAAACAGAAGAGTTTAAAAAGTAAAGTAAGTAGGTAAATATAATAATGAATACACAACAAACTAAAGTAGATTATAATAAAGTAGTGAATAGACCAGTTACTTGTATATATTGCGGTTCACAAGTAATGGGAAAAAGCAGTTATTCATCACAAGGAACACAACAAATCAGATGGGTTTGTGAAAGGTGTAATCAATTAGTTAAAATAGGTAATGTATG